ATCACACCCCCCGCGGGGCGAGCGAAGGGGTCCCCAGGATCAAAAATTAAAAGGGGGTGGCGCGGTTACAACCGCCGCTTTGCGCATTATCTGACATGGCTCACTCCATAATGTTCGTTATCTATGAACGTTTTAAGCCGTGATTAGGATCAGGCTAATGGAGTGGCAGTGTTACCTATTAAGGGGGAGATAATATTAATGTATATCAAAACAAAGGGGATTCCCCCGCCCGGGCGGGGGATAATCTCTACTGCGGTTCGCGCGGCGCCGGGGCCTGAGTGCCACCTCCGCTTACCGGGTAATTTCCGCTGCTGGTGCGGGTGTAAAGGATTTTAAGGGTATCGTTGGCGCAATGACCGACCACTTCGGCGTCGGGTTTATCGGCCTGATCGTTCGGCACGATGTTCAGCATAAAGCCGCTTTCCGGTACGCCATTGTTGATGATTCGCTGCTGAATATCGCTTTTAATCCGCTCGCAGTTATCGGGTGCCGCCAGCGCGGCCGGGGCAATGCCCGCCAGCAAAAGTGCAGTAATCCAGGGTAACCGTTTCATCTCTGCCTCCTTACGACTGGGTGTGACTATAATAGTAGCAGGGTTAATGTAAATGGTTGTATTTGCTAATATGACCGGGAATTATCTTCATCTATTGGTAGGTCATGTGAATAAACACGCGCTTATGCTTCTTCTGGCAGGTCTGTTGGCGGGGTGTGACAACGCCAGTGCGCCGCTGTCGTTTACGCCAGAGATGGCCAGCTTCTCTAATGAGTTCGATTTTGATCCGCTTCGCGGGCCGGTGAAGGACTTCAGCCAGACACTTTTCAATGACAAAGGGGAAGTGGCGAAGCGCGTCAGCGGCACGCTATCCGCAGAGGGCTGTTTTGATAGCCTGGAAATGCAGGATCTGGAGTCGAACTCCGGCATCGCCCTGGTGCTGGATGCTAACTACTATCTCGATGCCCAGACCCAGCAGAAAAAGCTGCGGTTACAGGGTAAATGCCAGCTGGCAGAGATGCCTGCGTCGGGCATTTCATGGGATACCGATGACAACGGGTTTATCGTCAGCGCCCACGGCAAAAATATGGAAGTCCGTTATCGCTACGACACCGACGGTTATCCGCTGGGTAAAACCACCGTGGCCGGGGAGCAGCACCTGTCGATTACGGCAACACCGTCTGCCGACAAGCGTAAAAGAATGGACTATACCGCCGTGAGCCTGCTGAACGATAAACCGCTGGGCAATGTGAAGCAGACCTGCCAGTACGACCGGCATAACAACCCGGAGGAGTGCGAGTTGGTGATTGTGGATGCGACCGTGAAGCCTGCGGTTTCGCGCAAGTACACCATCAAAAACAGTATCGAATACTACTAAGCACCGCGCAGCAGGCTGCGCGGTACGGTCGGGCAGAGATCAGGGAGTCATTGTCCGGCCAGTGCGGCGATCCAGGCAGCGCAGGGTGTTCGGCTCCCAGTAGGCGTTGACGTTGGCGCTCTGCTGGCATTTATCCCGCGCATCAAAGGCCACATCCTCTTTATCCCACTCTTTCTCTGCGCGGGTATTCACCTTATGGCGCAGGCTACGGGTGTCGTTCCATTGCTCTTTATCCATGGCGGCATTCTGACGGCTCTGGGCGCTGTCGCCGGATTCAATAATCAGTTTGCTGGTGTTGGCGGATACTGGCGCGACGAAGACCGTAGCCAGCACGGCAACCAGACAGAGACGTGTGCTCAATTTACGCATAGCAATTTCCTTATGGATGGTGGAAATTTGAATCCCCACCGCAGATTCTATAACAGTCCATGTTAAGGGCAAACCCACATCAGGCATGTGGAAAGGATCCTTTCACATTCAGGTATGATAACGCATCACTCCTCAGACAACGCTAAATATGTTTAAAACAACGCTGCTCTTTTTTGCCACCGCGCTGTGCGAAATTATCGGCTGCTTCCTGCCCTGGCTGTGGCTAAAGAAAGGCGCATCGGTGCTGCTGCTCATTCCTGCGGGCATCTCCCTGGCACTCTTCGTCTGGTTGCTAACCCTGCATCCTGCGGCCAGCGGGCGCGTCTATGCTGCTTACGGCGGCGTATACGTCTGTACGGCGCTGCTGTGGTTACGGGTGGTGGATGGCGTGAAGTTAAGCCCTTACGACTGGGCCGGTGCAGTGATCGCCCTGTGCGGCATGTTGATTATCGTGGCAGGCTGGGGGCGCGCGTAAGCGCCTCATTGTGTGATCCAGCGAGGGTTTTTTGATCTTCATACTTGTATGGTAGTAGGGTTGTTGCGTAAATTTCCTTCATCACAACGAAAGATGTAAGGAACCGAAATATGAAGATTGTAGGGGCTGAAGTCTTTGTCACCTGCCCAGGGCGCAACTTTGTTACGCTGAAAATTACTACCGACGAAGGGATCGTTGGCCTGGGGGATGCCACTTTAAATGGCCGCGAACTGTCCGTGGCCTCATACCTGAAAGATCATCTCTGCCCGCAGTTGATTGGTCGTGATGCCCACCGCATCGAAGATATCTGGCAGTTCTTCTATAAAGGCGCGTACTGGCGTCGTGGCCCGGTCACCATGTCGGCGATCTCTGCTATCGATATGGCGCTGTGGGACATCAAAGCCAAAGCCGCCAATATGCCGCTGTACCAGCTGCTGGGCGGTGCCTCCCGTGAAGGGGTAATGGTTTACTGCCATACCACCGGCCACACGATTGACGATGTGCTGGAAGATTACGCTCGCCATAAAGAGATGGGATTCAAAGCCATCCGCGTTCAGTGCGGTGTGCCGGGAATGAAAACCACTTACGGCATGTCTAAAGGGAAAGGGCTGGCGTATGAACCCGCCACCAAAGGTAACTGGCCGGAAGAACAGCTGTGGTCAACCGAAAAGTACCTCGATTTTACTCCGAAACTGTTTGACGCCGTGCGCAGCAAATATGGCTTCAATGAACACCTGCTGCACGACATGCACCACCGTCTGACGCCCATTGAAGCCGCGCGCTTCGGCAAGAGCATCGAGCAGTACCGCATGTTCTGGATGGAAGATCCGACCCCGGCAGAGAACCAGGAGTGCTTCCGCCTGATCCGCCAGCATACCGTTACGCCGATCGCGGTGGGCGAAGTGTTCAACAGCATCTGGGATTGTAAGCAGCTCATCGAAGAGCAGTTAATCGACTATATCCGCGCCACCATCACCCACGCGGGTGGTATCACCGGGATGCGCCGGATTGCCGATTTTGCCTCGCTCTATCAGGTACGCACCGGTTCGCACGGCCCATCGGACCTGTCGCCGATTTGCCACGCGGCGGCACTGCATTTTGACCTGTGGGTACCGAACTTTGGCGTGCAGGAGTACATGGGCTATTCCGAGCAGATGCTGGAAGTCTTCCACCATAACTGGACGTTTGAAGACGGCTATATGCATCCGGGCGAGAAGCCAGGGCTGGGTATCGACTTTGACGAAAAACTGGCAGCGAAATATCCCTACGATCCAGCCTACCTGCCGGTTGCACGTCTTGAAGATGGCACGCTGTGGAACTGGTAAAGGAGCCGAAAATGAAAAGTATCGTCATTCAACAACCCAATACGCTGGTGATCGAAGATCGCCCGTTACCGACCCCCGCGGCGGGCGAGGTGCGCGTCAAAGTGAAGCTGGCGGGGATTTGCGGTTCCGACAGCCATATCTATCGCGGCCATAACCCCTTCGCCAAATATCCGCGGGTGATCGGCCACGAGTTCTTCGGCGTGATTGATGCCGTCGGCGACGGCGTCGATACCGCTCGCCTGGGGCAGCGCGTCTCGGTGGATCCGGTGATCAGCTGTGGCCACTGCTACCCGTGCTCGGTCGGCAAACCGAACGTCTGTACCTCGCTGGTGGTGCTGGGCGTCCATCGCGACGGCGGCTTCAGTGAGTACGCTGTAGTACCGGCTAAAAATGCCTGGGTTATCCCGGATGCTATCAGTGATAAGCATGCGGTGATGGTGGAGCCATTCACCATCGCCGCTAACGTCACCGGCCACGCCAGCCCAACGGAACAGGACGTGGCGCTGATTTATGGTGCGGGTCCGATGGGGCTGGTCACCGTTCAGGCGCTGAAAGGCGTTTATAAGGTGAAACAGGTGATTGTGGTCGATCGCATCGACGAGCGCCTGGCAATGGCCGAGCGCAGCGGAGCCGACTGGGTCATCAACAATGGCAGCCAGTCCCTGCCAGCATTGCTGGAAGAGAAGGGCATTAAGCCGACGCTGATTATCGACGCGGCCTGCCATCCGTCCATTCTGCAGGAAGCGGTCACGCTGGCTTCGCCTGCGGCGCGTATTGTGCTGATGGGCTTCTCCAGCGAGCCGAGCCAGATCGTGCAGCAGGGGATTACCGGCAAAGAGATTTCCATTTTCTCGTCCCGTCTTAACGCCAATAAGTTCCCGGTGGTAATCGACTGGCTGACGAAGGGGCTTATCGACCCCGACAAGCTGATTACTCACGCCTTTGAGTATCAACATGTTAAAGACGCCATCGAACTGTTTGAGAAAGACCAGCGGCAGTGCTGCAAGGTGTTGCTGACGTTCTAATTACTATGAATGCGGTTTAGCGGTACGCATCTTACCCTGTTGAGATAGCCATTATGACTCAAGTACAACATGAAAGATCCACATCTGACCTGATCAAAGCCGCGGTATCCGGGTGGCTGGGCACCGCGTTAGAATTCATGGATTTTCAGCGCTAAGAGGGATATGTATAAGATATTTAAAGATATTATGCAGCATTCCTGTCGCTGTGGGGCATGGTTGGGGCAAAGTCGCTTAATTTTGAACTCAACATGGCGATCTGGTCCAGGTTGTTTTCCTCCATCCACTTCCCGTAAACCTGAAATACCATCTGGGCATCGGCATGCCCCATCTGGTTAGCAATAAAGTTCGGGTTTGCTCCTGCAGAAAGCGACCAGCACGCATAGGTGTGTCTCGACTGATACGATTTACGGTGGCGAAGGCCGGCTCTTTTCATCGCCGCATCCCACGAGTTCCCTATGGAGTTGATGGAGAAGTGCTTGCCGTAATTCCCGGCCCTGGCTGTCAGTGACGGCAGGAAGACAAACGTGCACTTATTGAACTCTTTCTTTCCGTACTCCCTCAGCTTAACAGGTACGTTATGCTCTTGAGAGAGGCGGGTCATTTCATACTGGCTTTTGAATGCCTCGAGTGCTGGCTCGATCAGGTGCACAACCCGGTTAGTGCCGGCATTGGTTTTCGGCAGCGTGAATATCCCTTTCTGCGTCAGGCTTCTTCTGACGGTGATTGTTCCCGTCTTCAAGTCCACATCCTCCCAGGCAAGTCCGCACAGTTCACCCGGCCGCAATCCGGTGTAAACGGCGATAGCCCACAGATTCTTGCTCTGCTGATGGTGGCAGGCGTCAATCAGGCGAGGGAACTCCTCTCGGGTTATCGGGTCAGGATCCGGGCGGGACTCACGCAGAGGGGCCACTCCGTTCATTGGTGACTTTGAAATGTAGCCATTTTCAACCGCAAACTGGAAGATACCGAACAACACGGTCATGTAGTTGTTCACAGTAACAGCGGATCTACCCCGCTTCGGAGTTTTATGCCCCTGCTTCATGATCTGGAAACCCGTCAGCAGCTCCTTCCGGACTTCCAGCATGCTCTCTTTGGTGATTGAGGAGAGAAGGGTGCCGGGCCCAATAATAGCCGTGACATTAGCAATGACTCGCCCATAGGTGTTGAGAGATGATTCGGCCACCTCCATTTCCTTCAGTGCAAGCCATCTCGCGGACAGCTCTCCAATCGTTACCTCTTGCCTTGCCTCCCCGAACCGCGCCAGGTTCTGGGAGGAGGGGAACTGCTGGGCATAGTTGAAGGTGCCGGTTTTGATGGCGTAGCAGATCGACGTCCGCAACTCGCCGGCCACTTTTCTGTTTTTGGGGGTGTCAGCCACCCCCAGGCTTTCACGCACTCTGACCCCTTTGTAGATGAACCACAGCCGCAGCGTGCCTCCGTGGTTTTCCACTCCTGTTGGGTATTTCATAACGATTCCTCGTTGGTTGATGGTCAGAGTATTTAAGCAGATTGTCGCCGCGGTTTCGCTGAGGCCTGACGCTCAATCCAGCGGTCGATCTCATCCAGGTTGTAAAAACACGGGCTGTTATCCCATGGGCTACAGTCAAAAGAGACGTGTTTGTATTCCTTCCCCTCCAGAAAAGTCTTCTCACGCGCCTTCTTCAGCGTCCCCTTTTTAATCCCCTTCAGGGCTATCAACTGCTCCTCAGACACCCATTTCCCGGGCGATACCATCATGATTACTTCGCTCATACCTTTCTCCACTCAAACTTAATGCCGGGGCGAACTGGCTATTTCTCCGCACCCGGCACAGCCATCAGCTGTTTTAGGTTTATCGGTGATATTTCAATATCAGGCGATCTGCCCGGGCAAGGATCGCAGGCGGCGCATGCCGGTCATCGCCGTGGCCACGTAGCTCGCCTTCCGGTTCACCACCTCCACCCAGACCTTCACGCCTTCCACCCGCACCGTGTACGTCTCTTTCATCCGGCTTCGCCCGTAGTTGCCGTAGCGTTCCTGATGAGCCGCCAGGGCGATGTCGCAGGCCTGACGCGCCAGTGGGGACTGTGTGCTGCGGTTAATCAGCCGCATGGTCATCTCCTTGCATTTCATGAAGCATGGCGGTGCGGCAGGCGTTCCAAATTTGTTGCGCGTCGTCGTCGCTGAAGAGTGCATCTGAATGCGACACCATCAGATCGCGAATTTCTGCCGGGCATTCTCCCGGCACCACCGTGGGCTGCGGTAAATGTGGTGCTGGCGGGGTGATAATTTGAAACTCAGCATTATGCGGCTGGGCTTTTAAAACAAAATCAACCTGGTCACGTCTTATGGTTTGCCACTCCGTTACCTGACCGTTGTAGCCATTCCGAATGCGGTATTGATAAACGGGTTCGACTGGCGCTGTTAGTGCTGCCAGCGCGGCATTTAGCAAGGCAATGCTCACCTCACACACTGAACGTTCAGCGGGTGATGGTGTGACTTCTGCGATCTCTCGCGCAGCCCCAATGCGCTCTTGAGCGCACCATATCAACTGCTCTTTGGTGAATTTGCTCATCTCGTTACCGGGAGGGCGAACCCTCCCGCCTCCCTTAGGCCACGTACTCCGGTTTCATATCTGCCAGGGTGATGCTGAACTTATCGTGCAGCTCGTCGCCTAAGTGACGTTTCGCCGCCGCCAGCACGCGTTCGGCTTCCTCAAAAGCTTCTGCGGCGCCGGGCTCACCGGACTGGGGCAGGGAGTTAATCGCCGCCTCGACTTTGTTGCGTTGATCAGCCAAGTGATAACGCTTCACGGCCTTATTCTTCAGCTCGGTGTACAGCGTTGAACCCAGTGCTGCTTTAGCTGTTTCGATATCAGCACGAACTGCGCTGGCGCTATCAACATCCTGAGCAGCCTCAATGCGATCCCGGAAATCATCGGCCAGACCATCGATGTTGGCGGCCGATTCCTGCGCGCTGTGCGTATGTGTTACGGTGTCACCTTTGATATCAGCCAGGCTCACGCGCTGGGCGGGTGCCGGGTTGATCTCCTTCTCGGTGCGCTGCTCGACTTCATCCACACTGTTTACGCCAAGAATCACGTCAGGGCAGTAGAGGCTAGCCCAGCGCTTAACCCCCAGATAAGCTAGTTGCTGACGCGGATCGCTTGCCCAGAGTGTCGAGTTGCGAACCTGAGCCTGAGAAAGCATGAGCACCAGCTCACGGGGTTCATCCTCGCCTTTCATGGTTGCCCACACCCGCACACCTACACCGGCCTCATCCTTTAAATCCCAGCCTGGCGCGAGGTATTCATTGCCTTTGCTGCTGGTTTTTTTAACAAAGCGTCCAACGATGTTTTCCCAGCTCCCAAACCAGTCGTAATGGAGGCGGTCTTTAGTGGGTGACATTTTGGTGATCACCGCGTTAATCAACTGCGCCTCATAACCTAACGACCCGCTAATAATGTGAGTCTTTTGCGCTACGGCGAAAGGATCCATACCCCATCGGGCTGCTTGCATCACTACTGCCATGCAGGCATCCGGCTTGCCGCGAAAGTGGTCAGGCACGAACGCGCCACTGTTAGCCATTACTACCGAGAGAGTGCGCAGGCGCTCGAAGAGCTCCCCGTTAGTTAAAATGGAGATGTTGTCGATCAGTTGCGTCTTGTTTTCGTTTGTAGAAATTGCGGTAGACATGTTCATTTCCCCTTATGCCTGAGTACGCAGCGCTTCAAGGCGGCGCAGGTCGAAGTCGTTCAGTTCGTCGGTGTAGTCTTCGGTGATCGGCGCTGGCCAGACGCCAGTGTCGAACGCGTTAGCGATGCGGTTCATCGCCTGGCGATACTCGAGCATGCCCAGCTCAATCAGCTCTTCGCTGGCCTCAACGATGGCGATCCAGTGGTAGCCCTCGTCTTTGTTGACGAAAATCCAGAAGAACTGGTCCAGGGCAGCGGTCTGCATGTACATGGCCGCACTGAGGTGATAATCGCGGTCGATGATTTCGCGGTGCAGGCGGGCGCGCAGGCCGGACTGCTTCACGTTCCACATGCTGATGGTTTTCAGGTCGGCCCCGACGCGAACGCCGTCGATGTCGATTTCGAGATCCGGGCGTACGCGGATTTCCAGCCCGGTCTCTTCGTCGATACCGAAATAGCTCGTCTCGACAGCGCGATCAGGGTGCAGAAGCAATTTTCCGGCGGTCGGGTGTTCGTGCAGCGCTTTCTGAATGGCCAGCGCCGTTTCCATCTGCTGGTGGGTCACCAGATCTTGTCGCCCGGGTTCTCGCGCCACGCATCCAGCAGTTCGTCAGCAAATACCGCATCCGGCTTAACGGACTTCACCGCCTGGATCATCTCCGCTTTGGTGCCGGACACTTTCAGCGGTGCAGGTTTTTGCGCTTCCTGTGCCACCAAGTCAGGGTTGATGATCGCCAGCTGCTCGAGGAGCACATCACGGCTACCGCTGGTTTTCACCGGTGCGGGCAGGGTGGCGTTGTACTCTTTGATGCAGGCTTTCATCGCGGCAGCAGTCTTTTTCTGGTCAGCCTCAATGCGCTGGAATTCAGCTGGCAGCGTCATATAGCTCTGCGCTGTTTCCTCCAGGCTGCCGCCCATCGGCACCGGCGCGGGCAGGGTGGCGTTGTACTCTTCCAGCAGCGCCTTAATGTTGTCAGCACTCAGCTGTGCTGGCAGGCTGGCGTTGTGTTCGTCGATAAAGGCGCGCAGGGTTGCCGCGGTGGTAAAGGCCCCTTCCGGGATCACCGGTTCCACGCTGAACTCTTCATCGAGGTTTTCCGGCTGCAGCGCCAGCGCATGCACCAGGTTACCCATATCCAGCACTTTGGAGCCTTCGCGCGGGATGGTCTTGGCGACGTGGCGCGCGTTGAAGTACATCAGGCTGACGCGTGCATCCTTCACCTGGGTGCTGCTGATCCCGTTCGCTGCGTGGTAAACATTATTCGGCAGGCCCTCATAGCGGCCCGGTTCGAAGTAAGCTGGGTATTCGACAGCTGGTTCGGGCTGTTGCGCTTTTGGCTCGATCTGATTCACTTTTGGCGTGTTTTGATGCGCAGAATCGTCATTCTGATGCGCATTTTCCGTTTTCTGGTTTGCATCCGCCTCGTCATGGTTTGCCAGGGTTGGTGCCGCGGCGGCCAGAACCTCAGCCGGGCTCAGGGCATCTGTTTGCGGATCAGCTGCATCAGCGCTTTCGCCTGGTGGTAAAGCGTCATCAGTTTCTCCTTGCTGCGGGTTAGTCTCTTCCATCTGCATATCGCTGGTGGTCTCCGTTACTGTTTCCGTTTTTTCGACTGCATTTGAGGGGGTATTGATGACCGGGTCAGCATTTCCACCCATAAGGTTATCGATAGAGAATACGCCGCCGCCGAGGTTGGCGACCTGCGGCTGGCTGGCGGCGGTCAGGTCCTCTTTAACCCACTTCGGATCCGCTGGGTCGCTGATGCCTTCCACGAATTCGCCGCGGTCGGCCGCCAGTTGCCCGTCAACAAATTGGCTATCAATTTCAGGTTCAACTGGCGCAGGCAGTGGCAGCAACTCAACGGCAGCGTTGAATTCAGCTGTCATTGTCCGGTTCACGAACTCCAGATGCGTAGCTGGCGACAGGTGGATATTCTCCGGTGCGATGCGCATCAGGTTGAATATGGCCGCACGGTTCACTGCCAGAACGCCGGGCTGGTTGCGCAGGATTTTGCTCCATGATTTCCATGGCTCTTCTTTGCTCGCGACAATCTCTTTGGCGCGGCGGTGGATGCTGCCGGGGATTTCCAGGTGGTTGAAGTCCATCGGCAGAAGGGCACAGGCGATCTCCAGATCGAGGGTGTCCAGGGTGTGATGCGCCTCTGCGCCGCGGTCAGTTACATATCCGCCATCAGCATTGGTACCAGCGTCAGTGCGCTGCACGTGGCTGATGCGGTTACCTGCAGCCCATTCGCGCGTCAGGATCCCGCGGTCGATGCTCTCGGTGTTGAACCATGCTTTAAAGAACTGGATGACCACAGACAGCTCTGTACGTTTTCCTTCAACAGGGAAGATAGTTTTCAGTGCGTTGACCACTTTCCAGATGTCGGGTTCGTACGCCTTCTTGAACGCCTCAACGTTTTCAGCAGCCAGGATCAGGTTCTGCGCATAGCTGTTATCCACATCCAGCTCAAGCTCCAGGATGGCTCGCTTTTGCTCTTCATCGACGTGATAGAAATACTGTTTGTCCGCGATGAACTGTGCCAGTACGCGCTGACGGAAAGGCAGGGTGGCAACGGTCGTCAGTACAGGGAGTTTGCGTTCGCGGAACTCTCTCAGAGCATCACAGACCGTTTCGGTGCCGCTTACATCATCAACGATTTCGCCAGTTTCAAAATCCACGCCGTCGACAACAGTGATGTCATTAACTACAACAATCTCTTCGCCTGGTTGTGCCAACTGTGCTGCGCCCGGGATCACGTTCCAGGTACGCTGGTCGTCGGCCAACTGATAACGCTTACAGAACTCGAAGCAGACGACACCTTCTTCCGGCAGATCGTCAACAATCGGCATATCCGTACGGACAGGCTTGGCGTAGTCCTTACCGCGGCCAGTTTCGATTTCGGCGTCTTCCAGCGCGACATCGAGCGTCAGGGCGGCGCGCGCTGCACTTTTCGCAGTGAACCAAATCACCGCATCTTTCTTGCCAGACTTCTGACTGGCCTTAAGCAGATGGAAAAATTCCATGTCAGATCCTCATTTTTGGATGTAAGATCCCCGGGCCAGAGATAGCGCCCATTGGGTGTGTTTTTGGTATTGAGTAGTTTTCCGGTGTAACTTTGGTCGGTGGCACCGGACGTAGATCCCGCCTTGCGCGGGAATACGTTAGGCTTCGTGGGCCATCTGGTCGTACGAAGCGCAACGCACAGAACAGTAATCACGTTGTTCGCGCGCCAGCTGGGCGCCGCGGATGAAGAGCAATTCGTTTTTAACTTCTTTCCCTTGCTCGATTGGTTTGCGGCAGTACGCGCATTCTTCCGAGTTACACATCAGGATTCCCCTTCTGTGCCAAGAGGTAACAGAGGCGGCGAATAAACGCCCCAAGAGAACTCAGTTTTACGGCCTGCTGCCGTACTGGTTTACGTGCGTAGTCAATCATGGTCACCCTCATTTGCCCTTGTCGCCAGGCTGGCGGAACGTTTCTTTAACCTGATGCGCGTTAATCACTCCACCTCATCCGACTATTCGTATGCCGTCGGCGGCTACTTCGTGGGCTCCATGCCTAGGTGGTTCGTGGTGCTTCCTGGTGAGGTAGATTAAATCACTGGTTTATATTTGTGTCAACTCAAGGTTAAGGTTATTTGTAAATCTGAGGTTTATATGGCTGGTTTTTGTGACGCGCCTGCCGAATCGCAGGCAAAAAAATCCCGACGCTAAGGTCGGGATCGGGGAGTTCGGGGCGATAGCTTTGGGTCTAAACTGGTACGTTAGGATAAAAAACCCGGCTCGGTGGCCGGGTTAAGAGATAACTGTCAGGACTCTAATAGTAATTTCTTGGCAAAATCAATAGTATCTTTATGATTTGATGCAGGAATATGGTTTATCTTCTTAGCGTCCATTGTTTTCTTTATAGTATCGATAACCTTTTTTTGACCCGTAGTGGGGGATTCAGGTACTTCAATGGTAAAAAGAATATCATCAATCTTCAGTAGGTTTTCTTCTGCAGCTCGAGTAATCCTCATGACCCAAGTGTCGCTGTGCTCCATCATTTTCCCAGGTTCAGTCTGAGTGAATGCTATAGGCTTAATTGCGCATTGAATTTCATTGTGCCTTTTCGCTACTAAAGGCATTGAGAATTTTGCATAAAACCCATCGATAGACTCCTGTTTAAAAACATTTCTTAAACCATCAATCCTATCAATACTTCGCTTTAGCTCTCTGGCAAGCACATCCTCACGACGTTCTTTGGTGTAATCGGAGTGATTAACATATTTATTGTAAATGCGGGCTAAATCTTCCTTTGGGTTTGCGCTGAGAACAACCCTTGTCGTGCTGAACTGAAAGATTGATTCTTTTTTCGACGTGAAATATCTAAAGAATTGAGCAAGTTGTTGGTGCCCAGAAATCTGTGAAGCTTGTGCTTTTGCGAATTGCAACTCTCTTTGAATGGTGTCTTTGGCTACAGGGAAAATGCAATCATCGTGGAAAAAACTTTTTACACGAGAATCGTTTCGCTTAGTTATCTGAAAGTCAAAGTAATTTTCTTTTGGCGCGCAGATGACTACGCCTATGTTCGCAAACTCTTCAGTTTCCGCATAGGGCGCATACCTAACAATGCTGTAAAGGCATGGAGTTGTCATACTATCTCGCTCCAAAATTCATCACGGTCGCCTTTATCTAAGGTGTCGCAAACAAAAGGTAAAAACTCATCATCAACGATCCACTCATCCGGAATATCTTCAAGAATAGCAGGAAGCTTAACTAAGCTATCAACGACCTTCTGACGATACTCCAGACGATCTACTAAGTCATACTCCCACTTGCGATTACCAGGGCCGTAAACATGAACTAAAAAATCATCTGGACCAGCATTTTCATCAAAGGATAGATTATGGTCAATTAGATAATACTTATCGTTGCCAACGTCATAAAGAATATTAACGTTACCACCTTTGCTGGTAAGAGTCCTGTCGGCATTAATCACCCATCTATCAAACACATAGATTAGTTTCTGTTGTTCTACAGGTATGATGGATTCATTCCTTGACTGAGAGAAAGTCAGTGCCACCGCACCTTCGATGTAAAGTGACGCGAAGGCGTGACCAGTACAAATGTCACGTTGAAGATCCGGTGAATACTCAACAAGATCTTCCGGCACGAAGACGATTTTGAAGTCAGGCAAATTAAGGCCGATGTCGTGGGCCAGACAACCAGAAATAAACTCAGCCAAGAGATTTTTAGGTGGCATAGATGGCTTAGATTTCAAAACATACAATTGGCCATCATCACATTTGCAAAGATATGGTTGTGTAGAGCCTTCATTAATGCGACGAATTACTTCAACGACATTAGGGATTGCATCACTGTTACCTGCTTCGCGCTCCATTACTAATCCTTGCGTATTCGGGTTGCTTAACTGATGCCTTCTAATGTCGTGTCCATTAGGACAATGCCTAAAGGCAAGTCATGCCAAATCTAAACATCAATTTTTTGTTAGGTACTCAAATAGTTCCACTCGCATCATCTCAATCACCCTGCGACCTGATCCGCCCCTTCATGTACTTCTCATACAGCTCGTCCAGTTCTTTCAGGCGAATCGCGAAGATGCGGAGCATGTTCTGCTGCTCTTCTTCCGGCAACTGGCGGTAGAGCTCCAGCAGGCGTTGTTCGTCTGGCTTAAGCCCGTCTTTCTCACCAACATCCTCACCAAGTAACCATGCGACAGAAATGCCAACAGCGTCGGCTATGGCCAGTGCTGATTTCTTACTAATCACGCCTTTTTTGAACCAGCCGTTTACGGCCTGAGGGGTGACTCCAGCTATTCGTGCCATGTCTGCTTTGGTAACGCCACGATCAGTGATCTCAGTAAGGCGTTCTACCAGAACGAGGTTGGGTTCTTCTTTTCTCATAGGGTCATTGTAAATATTTGGTTTATACACACAATAAATCCATTGTTTGCATGAAGTATAAATCTGTGGTTTACTTCCGCTATCAATAAGCAGGAGAAGCACATGTCCGCACTCGATAAAGCAATTAAAGCCGCTGGCTCTGCCAGAAAGCTCAGCATCGCGCTTGGTGTGACGAGTATGTCTGTAAGTCATTGGAAGAATCGTGACCAGGGGATCGTACCGCCAAGCTATATCTTCCCAATTTTTAAAATGACAGGCGTAACCCCCCACGAACTGCGCCCTGATCTCTACCCGAACCCCACTGATGGTTTACCAAAGTAGGAGTGTTAACAATGCAAACACAATTTTTTCAACAGAATAACAGAGCGCCGGCAGAGCGCCTGATATTCCAATATCACCAAAACGAGGAATCGGGTGGTAGCGTTGCTCACCGTAATTTATGCGCAGCAGTCCGCGCCTGGGCAGCTGCGGAAGGGCGCCTGGTCGTTGCGCTGCAAATCAAGGAAGTGGCGGAAGAGATGGCGCTTGAAGGGATAGATCTCAACGTTCAGCCAGAGGTTTGGAACGTGAAGATGTTTCGTTGGTTAGACAACAAGGAGAAGTCAGCGACATACCAAGCGAACGTCGAATTGCTGGCGCCAGCGATTCTATCCGCATTGCCACTGGCGTATCGCGATCGCGTTGTTCAGCTCGATGATGTTGCGCTTCGAATCGCAAAAACAGTGAAGGAGGACGCCGAGGCTATTCAGGCCGTCATGCTCAAAGCGCCAAAGCAGGTTCGTCTGAAGGAGATCAGCGAAAAGATTGTCGCCAGCTTCTACCTGGACGGCCCGGACTCTGTGGCGCCATTGATGGCCATGGTAACGACGATGCTGGGTGGTGCGCTATGACAGATTCAGAAAAGGCGAAAGCCACTCTGCTCGAACAGAAGTGGCCTTCAGTTGCAACTAACGTCAGCCAATTGCGGAGATAAGTATGTCAAATACCGCTGAAATATTCAAATTCCCCACGCAAGAGGGGAAACAGGAGAGTCGCATGGCTGAACTGGAGAATGGCTATCTGCGCTTAGCCAACCAGATTCAGGATGCCCTGTGTATCGTGGAGCTATCCGGGCGCGAGTTCCGGGTGCTCAATGCTATCGTTCGTCTGACCTATGGCTGGTCAAAAAAATCTGACCGGATCGCCAATAGTCTCATTGCAGACAAAACGACGCTGAAGGTAAAGCATGTATCTGAAGCCGTGCTGAGCCTCGCCTATCGGAACATCATCATCCTGCGCCGCATTGGGCAAACCAGATACATCGGGATTAATACCAGCTTGGATAAATGGGCTTACACCAAGCCAAATTGCATGAAGTGTCCTGCAGCGTTTCCGCCTGCTGAGGTTGCCACATGGGTTATCTCGATCCCTGAAGTCAGTCTTTACAATCCCCAGAAAAAGGGATGGTTATCCCTGAAAACAGGGACAGTTATCCCTGAAAACGGGGATGGTAAAAATACCCCTCAAACCATCCCTGAAAACGGGGATGGTTATCCCCGAAAACAGGGAAAGGTATCCCTGAAAACAGGGAACACCAAAGACATTCTTCCAAAGACAAATATAAATACAGATCTAACCCCCTCTAATCCCCCAAGGGGGAAGGTGAAGTTTGACCCGTTGAGTGTCCCGGTTCCTGAATGGCTGGATGCGTCATCCTGGAGTGAGTGGGTCGCCTATCGCCAGCAGTCCGGCAAGGCCATCAAAACCGAACTGACCGTAACCAAGGCGTTCAGCCTGCTGAAGCAGTGTCTAGACGAAGGTCACGATCCGGTAGCAGTAATCAACGCCAGCATCGCCAACGGGTACCAGGGACTGTTCAAGCCAAAGTTCGGCCTGAGCAGTCGTATGCCGAGTAGGGATGTGAATCACATTTCCCAGCCTGATAAGACCATTCCATCTGGTTTCAGGGGGGCGAAATAGTGGACCCGTTACTGCAATACGCCTGTAAGCGTCTGAGCGAGCTTGAAAGCCTGCTGCTGGTGGACGTGACTGAAACCGTATGGCCTGCCGAAGTGGCTATGGTCTACGGACAGATTGAAAATGTCGGTGATCTTCCGGCGCATCACCAGCGCCGCCTGAAGCATCACATCAACCGCATGTGGCTGGAGAAAATGTCGGTACCAGCCATCGTCATCGCGGCCCGGTCGCTGGCCGCCGCCATGGAGGATTACGCGTGAGAGAAATCATCGTTGATAACTTTGCCGGCGGCGGCGGGGCGAGTACGGGTATCGAGCTGGCGATCGGCCGTAGTGTGGACATTGCCATCAACCACGACGAGAACGCCGTGGCCATGCACACCACGAACCACCCTGATACGCTGCACTACTGCGAGTCCGTTTACGCGGTTCGCCCGAAGGTTGCGACCGTAGGCCGTCGCGTTGGCCTGGCCTGGTTCTCGCCCGATTGCCGCCATTTCTCGAAGGCGAAGGGCGTTAAACCCGTTGAAAAAGCGATTCGTGGGCTGGCGTGGGTCACTTTACGCTGGGGGTTAGATGTCGATCCTCGCGTGATGATGCTGGAGAATGTCGAAGAGTTTAGAACTTGGGGGCCACTCCTGGCGGCAGAAATGCGTCCGGACCCGGCGCGTATCGGCGAAACCTTCCAGGCATTTGTCGGCATGCTGACCACCGGCATCCCGGCAGATCATCCTGCGCTTGTGGAGTGCTGTGACTTTCTGAAAATCCCTCTCGACGGCGATGACGCTGCGCGGTTGGTCAAAGGCCTTGGTTATGTCGTTGAGTACCGCGAGCTACGCGCATGCGACTACGGCGCGCCGACTATCCGGAAACGGTTCTTTATGGTCATGCGCCGGGACGGGGAGCCGATTGTGTGGCCGAAAGCAACGCACGGCGATCCGAAAACGCCAGCAGTGCAGAGCGGGAAACTGGCGCCATGGCGCACCGCGGCGGAATGTGTCGATTGGTCTATCCCGGCGCAGTCTATCTTCGACCGCAAAAAGCCGCTGGCGGAGAACACGCTTAAGCGCATCGCCCGCGGCATCCAGCGTTTTGTGATTGATAGCGCTTCACCGTTTATCGTGAAGTGCAACCACACCACGACGAAAGGGAAATACGACTGCTTCCGTGGGCAGTCTCTGGGGGAACCGCTGCAGACCATCACCAAAACGCATGGCTATGCGATCGCGACCCCAGTGATGGCTCCGCTGTTTGCCGGCACCGGTGGATCTGAATTTCAGATGAGGCCGCGCCCGGTAAACAAACCGTTCTTCACTCTGCTTACGCAGAACCGGACCAATGTCATCGCGCCCGTACTGGCCCCGTTGATCGCCCGGCAGTTCGGATCCAGCATCGGGCATCGCGCCGACGAACCGAGCGCCACAATCACCGCCGGTGGTGGCGGTAAATCGCAGCTGGTTTCCACGACCCTGATTCAGATGGGTTACGGCGAACGCCCTGGACAGGAGCCGCGCGTACCGGGCCTGCATAAGCCGCTGGGTACGGTGGTCACCGGTGGCGGCAAGTTCGGGCTGGTGGCCGCGAATCTGGTTAAGCACTTCGGTGGGAACTACCAGGGTGCTGGCGTGGCGTTGGATGAGCCAGCCCACACGGTCACCACCACGGATCACCATGGTCTGGTCACATCGCACCTGGTAATGTTGCGCGGCACCTGTCGGGATGGGCGGGTTGTTGATGCGCCAGCGCCCGGGTTAACCGCAGGCGGCCTGCATGTCGGGAACGTTGAGACCAGCCTGGCGACCGAAGGTTATGACGAGCAACGCGCGGCGCAGGCTGGCGTTCCTGCGGGAGTATTGCGGGGCGGATTCAGACGGACTGGTGACGGTTGACGACGTGGTCTATCGCATCGTTGATATCGGCATGCGCATGCTGCAGCCAGCAGAACTCTATCGCGCCCAGGGTTTCCCGGAGTGGTACATCATCGACCAGGACTTCCGCGGCGTGAAGTACGCGAAGGATAAGCAGGTGGCCCGCTGCGGCAATGCTGTGCCCCCGCCGTTCGCTGAAGCGCTGGTGAGGGCCAACCTTCCAGAACTCTGTGCGGTTAGGGAACAGGCCGCCTGATTTCCCCCCTGAATGCCGCTTAACCGCGGCATTTCTTCGCCTGATCGATAATACCGATCGATATCACGAGATTGATCTATGAAATCGATCAGATATTAACCGCGGTGCGTCAACAAATTATCAACCTGACATGGAGTGTCAGCGTCGCAATATACCCTCAGGCGCGGGCCTGCTACTGGTTTGGCAGGATTGAGGGGTTTCTAATCAGATATTTACCCCAGCAATTTCTGCCAGCTGTCGGTGTTAAAAATAACGGTCAGTTTTTACGTGGAGGTGGCGTAAAAATTTATTCAAATCAATCAGATGAATGGGCTTGCGTATACATGCGGTTCACGTGCATACTTAAGCCAAACGGATATTTACTGTTTATATATACAGTATTTTGTTGTATGGTTTAAGTGCTACAGAAAAAAATGAATTTTTCTTCCGGCGAACCTATTAGGAAATTTGCGCCATTTGTTATTTTGGCTCTATGAAGTGGATTTCTCCCCGCCGGGGGAGGGTATTTGTGGATAGCAAAGTGAGGGGGTTGATGTGAAAGAAAAGCAGGAGCAGGGTGACTGGTACGACATTATCAGGCGTTCAGACGGCAAGCTTATTGGTTCAATGCCGTTTGAAAGCCGATGTCTCGTTTACACCAGGAATGGCATGGTGTCGTGCCGCCCGCTGCTGGAGGATGAAGGGATTTTTAATCTTTCTTCCGGAACCCGTTTTCTTCGCCGCCTCGGCTACCACGTCAATCAACCCTCTGATATTATGATATCAACGGACTGAACACCCGTTGACCTGATGCGCCACGGAGAACACCATGGCGCAATTACAACTCATCAAGAATTCTGCAGGAACACTGATCCCCGCATCACCGGAGACCAGCGAATTACTGCAATCAAAAATCAAGCTCGGCGCCGTGCTGGTGGCCGACTTCAAACAGGTCCGTAATCCGGCCTTCCATCGTCGATTCTTCGCTCTGTTGAATCTCGGCTTCGAATATTGGGAGCCAACCGGCGGCGCTATCTCCTCCAACGAACGCAAGCTGGTGACCGGCTACGCCAAATACCTGGCATCGTTCGGCGGGAGTGAAACCGCGCTGCTGGATGCTGCTGAGCAGTACCTCGAACGCATCGCCGATAAACGCACTGGCAGCATCAGCGCCTGCAAATCCTTCGACGCGTATCGCGCCTGGGTAACCATCGAATCCGGGCATTACGACGCCATCCAGCTGCCTGACGGCACACTCCGGAAGCATCCCCGCAGCATCGCCTTCGCCAATATGGACGAGACCGAGTTTCAGCAGCTCTACAAAGCCGCGCTCGATGTTCTTTGGCGCTGGATATTGTCGCGCTCATTCAGGGACCAGCGCGAGGCTGAGAACGCCGCTGCGCAACTGCTGAGCTTCGGAGGCTAACCAGATGGCGAAATCATGGTTCCACTACACCGAATGCACAACTGAGCAGGCCGATGAACTTCAGCGGCAGTACCAGCGCCGCGGCTTAGTTGTTAAGCGCAGCCTCAATCCTGACTTCATCACCTGGACCGTCAGCGTAGAGCGGCAGGAGGTTACATACCTCGAGCCTACGCCGCGGACATACCTCCAAAAGGCGTGGAGGTGAGCATGGCTGGCGCACGGCAAAGAAACCCCGCCGTAAGTGCGCAAACCAGAGCTGCCGCGAGTGGTTTCACCCGGTCCGTGACGGTCAGGTGGTCTGCAGCTACGAGTGTGCCACCTCCGTTGCTAAAGCGCAGACCGCGAAGAACCGAGCCGAGGCTCTGCGTGCTGAGAAGAAGCGCCAGCGTGAAGAGGAGAAAGCCGGGCGCCAGCGCCGCCGCGAGAAGCGTGTAGCATTGAAAACCAAAACGCAGTGGAAGAGTGAGGCCCAGACCGCATTCAACCGTTACGTACGCCTGCGCGATGCCGGAAAGCCGTGCATCAGCTGTGGCCGCCTCCCTGCGCAGAAGTATGGCGGAACCATGGACTGTGGGCACTACCGCACCCGCGGCGCTGCCGCGCACCTGGCCTTCAATCTGCACAATACCGCAGCCCAGTGTGTCCAATGCAACCGTGACCGTTCTGGTGCCCAGAAAGCGTTTGAGCAGGGGCTGATTGAGCGGATCGGGCCAGAGAAAGTCGAAGCGCTAAATAACAACAACGCCGTTCGCAAGTTCGATATCCCATACCTGCAGCGCATCAAATCCATTTTCACCAGTAAAGCCCGCGCGCTGGAGAAGCGCCGCGCCCGTCATCAGGAGGCAGCATGAAAATCACTTACAGCGACGAAGGTACCCATGCCCGCATCTGGCTGACCGGTCCATTCTGGCAATTAGGCATGGCCCGGCGCGTTGCTGATGCTGGCCTTATGGCTTCTCCAGTAAATTCGTGGGAATCAAAAGGGCTGACTTTCCAGATAACGCTCTACGGGAAGAGTGCTTATGTGCTTCGGGCCTATAAAGCGATAGCCAAGGCGGCCGCATGAAACCAGAACTGATCGAATCGCTCCGCATGCGCTGGCTGCGCCTCCGCATTTATCGCCGCCCGGGTACGGTGCTGGTGGACTATCGCATTCTTCGTAACTTTATTCGTATCTACTTGATGGCAGGAGCCGCAGCATGAACCTCGAAAACACCGTGAAATACCACTTTGCAAAGTCCACGATGTTCAGCGACTCCCCGCGCGCCACCGCATCAGATTCCCTGACCGGCACGGACATAATGGCAGCCATGGGCATGACGCAGGAACGCGCCGCCATGGGGTATAGCGCTTTCCTCGGGAAGATGGGGATCAGCCATAATGACCGGGAGATGGCGATTGCGCTGCTGGCCGAGTACGCGTTGACAAAGTGCGATAAGGTTGCCGCGCTGCGCAAGCTGGGCGACGGGGTGAAGCCGCTGGTAATGCATCAACTGGCCACGTTTGTGTTTGAGGACTATTCCCGCAGCGCCGCCAGCGTGAAACATTGCGATTGCTGCGCGGGGCAAGGGTTTATCGAGGCTGATGTGTTCACCAACAAATACCGGAAGCCAGAAGGCAAGATGACCGTGGCCGGAATGGTGAAAGTCAAAGAGACCGTAAAAGTGCTTTGTAAAAAGTGCAACGGTGCAGGACGGGTGAGCGCAGCCTGTAGCGATTGTCGGGGGCGCGGTAAAGCCGTAAACCAGAAGGAAACGAAAAAGCAGGGGGTGCCGGTATTCAGCACCTGCAAGCGCTGTAGTGGTCGCGGTTATGAGCGGATCCCTTCGACAGAGGCCCATGCAGCTGTTTGCCAGATTACTGATGCAATCAGCCTGGATACTTGGAAGAAGTCGGTTAAGCCGTTTTACGACCAGCTGATCACGAAATTTGATATCGAAGAAGCCTGGGCAGAAGCGCAGCTTAAGCAGATAACACGATAATGCTCACGAAAACGTCTTACGTTTCAATCGTGGGCTATTTACTTTTCCCGAATCTGTGTTAATTTTGTTCCAACGATGGGCATTGCGTGTTCACCGTTAAGAAACCCGCCACCGAGCGGGTTTTTTATTATTTGCGCCCTTCGTGAGTTGCCCGTGAAATCACTGTTCCTAACCAGAATCAAGACTCCTGGGGAACCTCACACCTCTGGAGGCTCCCTCCGTTCTTCATGCAGATTGCACTTCACAAACTTGTGATATCTACCTAACGACCAGGACAGGGCATTTCGCGTGCCGTACAACAGCCGCAGCATTCGAACCTAGCAGATATGTGGATATATCAGGTTTATGGGATGCAATAATGATTAAGTCAGCATTTATCATGTCTGCGAGCTTAAGGATCTGGTCTTTTGGTGAACCAGTTACGGCGTGAGTTAGTATTTTTTCGTCAGGTATTCGGAATTTCTTAACAATTTCATCCAGCTTTGTTAAAGCAGCTTGCTGGAATTCTTTCAGGTCAGGCATTTCTGCTGAATACGCCAGGCCCAGGGCTGAATAATACGGAAGCGAAGGAATAACAGTAAGAAAATGGACTTTGGCTGTGTTGAGAGTTGCATGCGCCTGAACAAATGGAATCACTGTGTTTGTCAGGCTATCCTCGGAAATGTCAATGGGAACTAAAATAGAGTTATACATTTGACCCTCCTGTATGATTTTTGTACATGCCAAGGTTAGCCCCTCGGTTGCCCGAAAACAGAGAGCCAGATGCCAGAACGATTAAAAACCTGCGCTCAGAAAAGTGAAAATAAATTAATAACTATCTTTTATGGATTGTGCCGAGTATGGTGACCGTGTGGTGAATCCCCCTATGCGGTGGGGCGTCTGGACAGGCAGGTGAGTAGCGCGGTTCTGTGGTCTGGCGCAGAGTCACCGGGAGGCACCCGGCATCACACATTTTTCGGCTCAATTCCTGCGCCGAATACCTGAGATAATCAGCCCACCAAAGCAATCCGAAACAGAACACCTCTTCACCCTGGCCAATGCCGGAGCTTTTTTATCGACATGCCAAAAAAAAGCGGGAAATGCGACATCGTCATTTCCCTGCAATCATTACCAACTTGTTTTAATTATATCCTCATTGTTTATAATGTTAACTGGTGGTTAAATTCAAATCGGTTGTAACTGTTCAATATTTCGGAAAAACAAACAAATTTAAGAGGCTGCCTTTGGGTGGCCTTTTTCTATTTCAGGCTCCCGGAAAACCCCATCACTCGTCTTGTCGTTAATTCGTCCGGAGGGCCTGATCCTTTCCCACATAGCACCCGCATACCAGCGAGGTGAGAGACATGAAAATGCACAACGACCCCCACTCCTGGACGGAGTTAATCGATCTGCTCCACAGCTGGTGGCGTGGCGAAACACCCATTGGCGCTGTACTGCTGTCAGTAGTGATGGCAGTGCTGAGAATTGCCTATGGCGGCGGCGGCTGGAAAAAGATGCTACTGGAAGGCCTGATGTGCGGCGCCATGACGCTGACGGCTGTATCCGCTCTGGATTACTTAAACCTTCCTCAATCCCTCTCCATCGCTATCGGCGGGGGGGCGGGGGTTTT